ATCCGCTTCCTACTTCGCAATTCACATAATCATTAAAATCTTAAACTAACCATGACCTACAAACTAATTAAAGAACGTGCAACCGCAGCAGGTATTCGTGATGCCTATTTCTTGAAGATATATGCAAACGACACAATGATTGAAATCAAACCTGCAAGGGAATCAATGACAGAACAAGAGATGCAGAACTGGTTCGATGAAGTTATTTATGACCATCGCAATCCATCTAAACCGATAACCATTTTAACCAAGACCTATGAAGATTAAACTAAGCAAGCACACGAGGATAGGACAAGTTCCTGCACGCACACTTAACCAGTGGAAACTGAAGTATAGGCACGGTGACTATGGCATCATCGCTAAGAAGACAGGCATCAGCCGACCGACCATCATCAGGGCGTTCAAAGGCGAAGCACAAGACATTCTAATTAAGATAATAAACAAGTACTATGAGCAGTAAGACAACCAAACCAACCGAGCAGCCGAACTTCAACGACTGGATAAAGTATATCTATGAAGAATGCAGGCGTATGCAGATTGAGAATAAGATGCAGCAGATAAAGGACATAAAGCAATCATTTGTTAATACGAATAACAACACGAAACAAAATAAAAGTTAACTTTGCACAAATCCAAAAACAATGAAACAAAACACAAAACTTCCATCATTACCCGACTTGTATGCCGACCCGGAAGCGGCAGCAAAGAAGAACGACCTGCTTACCTTATTGAATCAACCACCGAAGCCTGAATGGATAAAGCAGAACAAGTTCGCTAACAACACGAATTACATCCCGATTGACAAGGTTGAGTATCTGCTTACCGCAATATATCAGTCTTGGCGATTCGAGATTAAGAGCGCACAGATAATGGCGAACAGCATCGTGGTCATTGGCAGGCTGCATATTCTTGACCCCATCACATCGCAGTGGGATTGGCAGGATGGCATCGGTGCATCACCTATACAAACGGCAAAGGGTTCTGCAGCGACTGACTTCACGCAGGTGAACACATCGGCGGTTCAGATGGCTGCGCCTGCTGCGGAAAGCTACGCACTGAAAGATGCAGCCGAGAAACTGGGCAGGATATTCGGTAAGGACATCAACAGAAAGGACACCATCGACATTGCGCCTGTATTGCAGAACAAAGCCGAGCAGTTCAGAATGAAGTTGAACAAGTTAAACAACAACACATCTGACAATGGATAACAAGAAGCTAACGAAGTTCATTGCAGAGTTACACAAGAAGCGAAATCCAATATCTGCAAGCGAGATACAACAACTGGCAGCGAAGCACAGCATCACGAGGTCTATTGCGACGATAATGCGCAAGGCAGGATATGCGAATCGAATACGGCGTGGTGTGTATGTAATCAGTCGCAGCAAGTCAATCAAATCATTGAACAAAACAGAAATCAAAATCAATCACACAAGAAACAAACCAAAACTATGAATCAAATTAATCTAAAGACCTACAAATTCACCAACTTGAATCACGGTCAGATTCTTCAGATAATTGAAGAATACAGAATCAAAAACGATTTAACTAAAGCAGAAATATCAAGGCGAGCAGGTTATTCTGACACGCAGTATAATCAAGTTCTAAATAGAACTAACTTCTCAAAAAAATCATTTAATGCATTTATGAACCTATGCAATGCGGAAACTGAAAGAACCTTATTCAATGCTATTAATAAAAGAATCGAAGAGAATCCAAATGCTAATCATATTGAATCTGCAATACAACTATTGAAAAGCACTGGCAAATACAAGATACTTGAACTTCAACAAACTTGGAACGAACTATGAGCAACAACAACTACACATTCACTAATCTGACACACGAGCAGATACTCGACATCATTGAGCAGTATCGAGTGAAAAATAATTTAAGCAAATCTGAATTAGCAAGGCGTGCAGGATATTCAACAACGATATATTTTAACCTGATACGAAAGGACACTTACAGTCGATTCAGCCGAAAATCATTCAATGCGTTTATGAACTTATGTAATGCAGAAACTGAAAGAACCTTATTCAATGCTATTGATAAAAGAATAGAGAATCCAAATGCTAATCAATATAATGTATTTGCACGCACGCAAGAAGAAGCGATTAACAAATTGAAATCATTAGGCTTCAAAATTCTTAAACCAACATACACAGAACTATGAACAACTATAACGACTGGATAATGGACAGGTGCGGAAAGATAACTGCATCTGAAATCTATAAGATAATGGGCAAAGGCAGAAACAAGGATGCCTACTTCGGGCAACTGGCTGAAACCTATATGCTTTCAAAGATAGCCGAGATATTGACACTCGAACCGAACAACGGCGGCAGAGTGAACACGGATGCTATGGACTGGGGCAACGCACACGAATCAGATGCGGCGGCAGCATTCCAACAAAAGCATCCACACCTTAACCTGCAATACTATGGAATAATGAATCCGAAGTTCTTTGAGTACAACCAATACTGCGGCGGCAGTCCTGATGGTGTATTCACGGCAGCAACAGGCGACAATGGAATCATTGAAATCAAATGCCCCTACAATTCAACAGAACACGTTCGGCACTTGCTGATTACAGATGCAGCTTCATTGTTGGAAATCGCACCCGAATATTACTGGCAGATGGTCGCCAATATGTTATTCACAGAAACACGCATCGGCTACTTCATATCATTCGACCCACGTATGGCACTGGAGCGATTGCAGCTGCACGTTGTACCGATTGAGCCTATTGATGGACATATCGAATTGATAAAGGAGCGCATTGCTGAAGCGAGCAAGTGGATATTAACTAACGTGAACATCCTAAACGACACCTTATGAAAGACCAGTTAGACTACATTGAAGAACAGCACAACATCGAGATGGAAGCCTGCCCGATGTGTGACTGCACGGATAATGACTGCGAGTATTGTCACGGCAGTCCTATCTATCCACAGCAAGCAGCAAGCATCAAGAGGATGCTGAATGAAGAAGATTACTATTACCCTGAAAATGATATTGTATGATATATAGAGACCATTTTCAGAACTATAAACGATATACAATTCCAAAGGCGCAGCTAATCATAGCAGACATCCCGTATAATCTTGGAAATAATGCTTATGCTTCAAATCCTGCTTGGTACAAGGATGGCGACAATACAAATGGTGAAAGTGAACTTGCAGGCAAAAGTTTCTTTGATACAGATGAGGACTTCAGACCTGCCGAGTTTATGCACTTCTGCTCAACGATGTTGAAATCTGAAAGCAAACCTAAAAAAGTTGATGGCGAAGCAAGGCAAAAAAGTGATGCACCTTGTATGATTATTTTCTGTGCATTTGACCAACAGATGTATTTGATTGAACTTGCTAAAAGATATGGACTAAACAATTATATCAATTTAGTATTTCGCAAAAACTTTTCAGCACAGGTATTAAAAGCAAATATGAAGATAGTCGGCAACTGCGAATATGGATTGGTGTTATATAGGGATAGGCTCCCAAAGTTTAACAATAAGGGAAAAATGATATTTAACTGCATTGACTGGCCACGTGACAATGAAAGTGAAAAGATTCATCCAACACAGAAGCCTGTTGAATTATTGAAAACATTGATTGAGATATTCACTGATGTCAATGATGTAGTCATTGACCCTGTTGCAGGTAGTGGAAGCTCATTGGTTGCTGCATTAAGAACAAACAGAAAAGCCTATGGATTTGAAATAAAGAAGAACTTTTTTGATGCAGCAAGTAAATGGATAAATGAAGAAGAAACTCAAATCAATGAAATTAAAGAATTCGGATTCGCAAAAACTAAATTGAACAAAATAAACCCAACATTATTCTAATGATTAAAGGATTTGAAAAACAGACCGAGAAGCTAACTGATGATGAATTAGCCCTTGCACGTATTGTAGCGCAGGGGCTATCGAAGAAAACGAAGAACAAGCCTGCTTCATCAAGTTACATCTGCGACACGCTGAATGAGAAGTACCCAGACATCAAGCTGACCGATGTACGACTGCGTAAAATAATCAACCACCTGCGGCTGAACGGGATGCCGAACATCTGCGCAAATGGTAAGGGTTACTATGTAAGCGATGATGTACGTGAGTTGCAGGATTATGCGGTTAGTCTTGGTCAACGCA